TAATAAATAATTAGTGTGGGGCTTCGGCCCCACATATAAATTTTAAGGAGATAAAAATTATGTCAACATTTGGATCATCGCAAGATTTACAAGCACAATTTGTAAATACTGAAGGTACAACTGTTCAAGTTGGAAGAACAAGAGTGCACGGAGTTTATATAGATAGTTTAGGAACTGCTGGAAATTTAGTTCTTCGTGATGGAGGAGCTACAGGTACTATAAAATATAAAGTTAGAACACCTGCAGTAGCTGAATCTATCGTGATTAATTTTCCAGGACCTATTTTGTTTAAAACTGATGTTTACTCTGCATTTACCACTGAACATATTCACAGTGTAACTGTAATGCATAGCGGCGGAAGTAACTCGTAGGAGGCAACTTGGCTTTCTCAGGAACAACTACATTCGAGAAAACATTCTCGATCGACGATATTATAACTGAAGCTTTTGAAAGATTAGGTTTCTTTGATTACTCAGGTAATGACCTGCGTTCAGCTAGAAGATCATTAAACATAATGTTGCAAGAATGGGACAATAGAGGTATCCATTTTTGGCAAGTAAGAGAACATGCATTTAGTTTAGTTAATGGTCAAAACGAATATGTAATTTATAGATCACCAAGCGATGGTGCATCAGACGGAATTACAACTACTTTAACATCTGCTATTATTGCAAGCACTTTAACTATTCCTGTTGCTTCTGTGGCCCAGATGCCTGCTTCAGGTAAAATAAAAATAAATAACGAAATAATTCAATACAGTTCTATTTCAGGAAATAATTTAATTGTTTCTTCAACAGCTGATAGAGGAATAGATGATACAACAGCTGCTGCTCATGCACAAAATGATTCAGTAAATAACTTTGTAAATATGGCTTCAGATCTTTTAGAGTCTAGTTACAGAACTTCTGCTAATGTAGATTCACCTTTATCAAAAGTAAACAGATCACAGTATTCAGCTTTTTCAAATAAAACTTCTACAGGTCAACCCTCTCAATATTGGGTACAAAGATTTATAGATAGAGTTACAGTAACTTTATATTTAACTCCAGGTACTTCTCAAGTTGGAGATTTTGTTTTCTTTTATTATTTACAAAGATTACAAGATGCAGGTAAATATACTAACGAAGCAGATGTAGTTAATAGATTTGTACCTTGTATGTGTGCAGGTTTAGCTTACTATGTATCACAAAAGAAGGCTCCTCAAAGAACACAAGAAATGAAATTACTTTACGAAGATGAATTACAAAGAGCATTAGCTGAAGATGGTTCCTCTGCTAGTGTTTACATATCACCTAAAACTTATTATCCGGAGATCTAATGGCAAAGTTTGCAAAAGGGAAACACGCTTTAGCAATCTCTGACCGAAGCGGATTAGCTTTTCCGTGGAGAGAAATGGTTACAGAATGGAATGGTGCCTTTGTGCATTACTCAGAGTTTGAACGTAAACAGCCACAACTTGAGCCAAGACCATTTGTTGCTGATCCACAAGGTTTAGAAAAAGCAAGACCTGCAAGAACAGAATTTGGAACTACAGATTTTTTACCTCTTAATCCTTTTACAACAGCTTCAAGTTCAACTTTAGTAACTGTATCTGAACCTAACAGCGCAAGAGTAAATAATGACATCGTAAGATTTCAAGCAGTTAAATCTCAGACTGTTGGTGGTGTAGCAAAATCTACATTTGAACTAACTACAACATTAGCTTCAAACATAACTGCAGCTAACACAACTATTTCTTTAACAGATGCTTCAGCGTTTCCTACGTCAGGTTTTTTTATGATTGAAAAAGTAGATGTATCTGATGATGGAGATTCTTATTTTAATAATGAGGTTATTCAATATACTGGTAAATCAAGTAATGATTTAACAGGATGTGTAAGAGGAACTAACTCACAGTTTAGAGGGGTCTTACCTAAAAACACAACTGCTAGCGCTCATAATTCAGGTGCAATTATTGTTGGCGGTTATTCAATAACTATGGTACAAACAACTGAACAACAAGCAGGACAACCTTCTACAATAACTTTAGAAA